GCAAAACTGAACAGCAGTGCAACGGATTTCCTCCCCTTCTACTGTGCAGAATAGTACATTTTACTGACATGCATTCTGAAGCTATGGCACACATTAACAATCTCCCGACCGAAGTCGAGAGTTAACATATGTGTACCAAATATTAGCTCAGGGATACAGTCAACGATTTGCATTTAACCGTGCAAACCGTTCATGGGGCCATTCCATGAGAATTTTCGGGTGATTTGTTTTTTACTGCTGGTACAAATCTAAACCACTTTTAATTTAAACGGAGTGTCAGTCTCCAAAGAATATCCGCAACTATACGGACGGGGCTGCCCCTTCGTAATAGAAGATGGGCGGACCGAGATAGAAGAAACAATTAAAATCTTCTGCGGCAGCGCAAAGTAACGGAACATACTGTTCTGCACTACGCCCAGTAGTTACTGAAACCGCTTCAAGTACCCAACCAGTGTCAAATGGATCACTCGCGCTAATATCATCTAAACGTTTAGCAGGTGCAAAACGCAGATTTTTATAATAGGGACATTCCCACATCACGAGGGGATTAACCTTAGAAGACTGATAAACAGCTCCGTCATAAGTACGTCCACACAATGTCCTATTGTTCACCATTTGTGCCTGTCCTATTGGTTGATCTGTCGATTCAGACATAACACTCCATGAATCGAGAGCTGGTTTTCCATCATCTGTACGGGTAACTACTGCAGTAACTGGACTGGCGCCTTCAAGCATAGTCAAATCAGCCATCCATCGAATACCACCACGCCAACCACCATACGCACTAGATACATAATTTAACAATGTGGTGTGACCATAAACATAAGTCGCTCCAGTTATTTCATATGCAACAGAAGTAGGTGGTGACGAAGTGTACCCAACTTGGTGAGGAAATGCCTTTCTTGCAACTATAGCACGGGCCAGTTGACCAGTCGACCAATCCCGACTTGCAATAGTTGAGTGTCGTTGGTAACGTTTTAACATCTGTCGAAAAGAATAAATGCTTTCTCCAAAGTGGATCAAGTTTGTTTCATCAGTCCTCATAACTGGCGATGCCATAGTATTGAGTGTAGTAACACCTTCCGGTTTGGAGTCATCAGCTAACACTTCCGACTCACCTGCATGTGGTTCAACATCTTCATTTGCGTTTGGCGCTGCAGTAACTCCACTTCGGGTAAATCTTAGCTGTTCCAAAGGAAAAGCATCGGGCACTGCAACTTCAAAATCATCACCTGCTGAAATGAAAACATTAACTTCTATATCGTTGTTTATCGTGCTGTTAGGAACAGTCAATTCATTCACAACGTACATACTCAAAGTTCCATTTCCAACATAATCAGAAGGAGTGGAGAAAGCCAAAGGACTAGTGTTCCACATAGAACCTTGTCCATAAATACCAGGTTGAAAGTGCTGTCTATAAGAAGTTCGCTGTCCCCATCCAATCTCAATTTCAAAATCCGAGTTATCACTAATGTCCACAATGGTAGTGTATGCAGTATTGTACTCTGCACTACCACCTGATGGGGTTCCAGTTGGATCATACACTAATTTAACACGTCCTTTGTGATATTTACTACAGACAAATTGAAAACGGTACTTCAACGTTCCACGCCAATACTTAAACGGTGTAGCTGCAAAACAAGTTGACGGCATGTGAATCTCATTACCCTGTTTATAGTGCACACAGGGATCTACTACGATATTCCACAACAAAGTTTCCTGGGAAGTATTAAGTGCCCATGGAAAATTTGTGATCCAGCTTTCACGCTGTGAAATATACTTAATAGTAAGCTCATCTGTCCCATCTAAACCAACTGTCCGTGAATCAAGCGTTAATTCTTGCTTGCAATCCACTGAAAGTTTGCTCGATTGATTCACTTGATTAGTAGTAGAAATGTTAGAAACTGCCAACGGCCGAAACTGAGAGACTTCTAAATCAACTGGCGAGGAGTAACCAAACAGAGTCGCAATTGCCCCTACAGCTTTAGCTCCAATTTCAGTGGCTCGTGCAAACGGTCCAATAGTTGGTATTTCTGTAAAATATCCTGCTGCATTTGCCACTGCTCCCGCAATACGGGAAACAGGTTTCTTCTCATATTCGTCCGCTTGGGGTAAAATTGAACCAGGTTCAAAATTCGTTGGGATTGCAAACTTCACATCCTCTGCCCAAGCAAAGACATTCACTGTCACTGTGTCAGTAGCACCATTCGCATGCTTTAATCCTTGCATACTGTGAAGTACCACTTCACCCATATTACGCCAATCCTCATTCACTATATCTAAGACATTATAATAGGTAAAAAATGGTAATTTCATCTCCCCTCCTTGGGAGTTAGTAGGATCAAGGTATACATGTGGTCGCTGACTAGCAGCTACAAGATCTGCATCAAGAAAAGCACGATTAATCGTCATCGTGTCATCATCAGGCAGAGGATTATAGCTTGCAATTGCGCGACCATAATGAAATGCATTACCGTTGATAGTAAACTTCAAATGAAGCTTCGCTCTCATCAACTTGTAATTGGATATTCGATTGATCACACGTGAGTTCTCAAAATACAACCTCCATGGGTTTAACGACTGATACAAAGTGCCATTAACTGCCCAATCTATCGACGCAATCCGCAGCGGACGACTAAAAAATTCGTCCAGTGTTGCGTCGGAGGTCAAGGCTGCATCACGTACATGATCGAAGTCACCCGGAGTTTCCTGCATATAACCAGGATGAGCGTCAGAAAACTGAACGTTCTGTTCCTTGCCATCTCCTACAGGAATACTCACAGGTAATTCCTCTGCGTGGGGCTCCACCTCTGTCACATTGACCCTTACGGTCGTTGCTTGAGAATGCTCCCCTGTTGTTTGTTCAATAGAAGGCCATTCTTTACGCAAATCTTTTACAATTGCATATAAGATATAGCATGTTATCGAACCGAAAATTCCCCACAGAGATAAAGAAGTTTCTGAATTCGCGTCATCCAACGCTTGAGGCCTTACTTCGCCATCCATTGTTGTCCAGGCACTTCCTGGATAAGCCCAATTCAGAATTGGGAACTTTCTATTAATACAAAAATTAGGAAAATTATAAACTTTTATGCAACTGTACAACATGCAAACGTGCAAACGTAAAATATAAAATATATAAAAAATGAAAATGTAAATATAAAGCCTTTTATGTACAAATTTGGTATCCAATTTATTTACAAGTACTTTTCCTTCCACATTTCGACTCGTTCGTCAAAGGTGAAGGCAACTGCAGGTGGGACAAAGTCCAACACCCGTTCACACAGTTCTTTTATTACGGGCTGATCTTTTTCATACTCCTGACGCCCGTGGGCAAACAATTCATGCATGTATGTTTCAACACACGAAATCGCCACCACTTCAGGAGTTTCTGTTTTCGACTTGACATTAGCAAGGAGAGGTTTGTACATGGAAGATTTCGTCAACTTCCCTATACGTGTACCAATTTCAGGTATGTAGCTGGATTGCCTTTTCAAAAAATCGGCATCATCAACAGCCATGTCATCCTCAATTTTATCAGTCTTGTTCGGGTCGGTGATCTTCATTCCATGTTCTGCTAGAAATTCTTTAAAAACACGAAAATTGAATCGCTCCCGATATTCGGAGGCAACGCTTCCTTTGAAGTCGTCACCATACGTCATTGCTGACACCACCTGTCTAAAATCCTGAACCTCTGGACAAGCATGAAACAACCCCATGCGTACGTAAAAGGAATTCGCAACACTGTTAATATTCACAGTGATGTTATTTCCAGACGTATTCATGTTGTATGCCATAATCATCGTCCCATTATAATCGATCAAAGGGTGGATGATATCAGCCACCATTGCATTCATGATTTGCAAATCATCTTTTCCATAACTGCAGACTTCCGCAATATCGATGAAAGTCATCAAAACAGCATAAGTCATTTGGGAATTCATTCGAACATCGTACTTCGAATAATCCCAGGCTACAACTCTGTCGTCCTGTGCAAATTTCTCTGCGTGAGACATCAAAACGTCCCATTGATTTGAAAATGCATTAACGCCCACAGCAGATTCTGATAGTTCAGGGTTAAGAGACAAAACTCGAGCTATAGGTAAAAAGTACTTCCGTATACCCATTCCCAGAGCCAAAGCAACTGCTTGAAAAACACGCACCTTTTCAGAATCCACTTTGGTAGCTTCATCTTTTAGGGTTGCTGTTGTCACAGGATATGCTCGTTCCCCTTTAGACCAACATTCAACACAACGTTCATACTCATGAACAATATCATCATCAGGGACGCGATCTTCACAAAACTCACCAACCAT